CCATAATTAACTCAAATGGGTTAACTAGGTCTGTCATTTGAGGTAACAAGCTCCTGTCCAATTAATCGGGTATTCACCGTCAAGGATGTTTCCTCGAGCAGCATTTCGAGCAGGGGCAGCCCAACCAGCAGGCATCAGAATATCACCCAACTTGAATTTCTTGTCATTCTCAACACCGACAACAAATGCCTTAACACCACCACCTTCTTCAAAGATTTTGATGTACTTCTTACCATATGAGATGGTGAGTTTTTCAGCATACTCATCACACATACGTTTATTATTCGGCATGAAATCGTTGTAATCCTCAATCATCGCAGCCTTCATCTTAGAAAGACCCGACAAAACCGACTTAGAAGATTCGTTCACAAAAACAGTCATTATCCAGCAACTCCATTTACTTCCCAATTATAAATCCCAATCGCTTCGTTCCACAACAAAAAAGCGTCATCATCATTTGCAAAACCACAATCGGATGCGAAACTCATCGAACTAGAACCATACACACTTTCTGCAAGACCACAAGTTTTCAGAGTATATGCAATACCCTTTGCAGTTTTTGACCAACCCTTGAGGCCGTCACCAGCAAACATCTTAATTCCACCGTTATGTGCAGTAATATAGTCAATCATCGTTTTCTCTCTCTAATGTAAATCAATTAAAATTCGCCTTTTGACAGAGCCGAAGTATCGGCATCCGTTGGATGACGAAGAGACTTGGCCCCAAGCTTTTTGAGTTCTTCTTCCAACTCCTCAGATTCTTCAAACTCGTTCAATTCATCATCGTTAGGGTAGTAGTTGCCGTCTTTGTCAAACATCGTTTTCTCTCTCTTGATTATATCTAAGAGTAACACACTCAGAGAGGTTTGTCAACAATTAATTTGGCCTTTTTAGAGACTTTTTTGCACACTCTTCTGGATACCGAAACCACATGGCATGAAGTAAGTTCTCACTTCGTTCCTTTTTGTAAGATTCGGTAAGATTGGTGAGCCAAGAGGAGTTGAGTTTTTCAAACTCCTTCAACATGGACTCAAAGTTACCCATGAGGTCCACCCATGTTTTCAAACTTATCCATAGCCATCTCTTCAGCGGCTGCTTCAATCTCCCAAGGGAAACTCCCAATGACAGACATCCGTTTGGTGCAAATCTCTAGAGCTTCCTCATAGAGACTTTCCATCAAGATTTCATTATGTAAACAACTCATCGAATCCTCTCTTTCATTCTATATAGATTATGACACACTCAGAGAGGTTTGTCAAGAAAAAAATTAGCCAGATGCAGGGCCCGATCTTTGAGGATATCCGTCAACCTTCATGTAGGACTCATCCCAATCAAATGCTTCTTTGACCACATTATCAGACAGACCCTTGAACTTACGGTGTAAAGACTTGTCTTTTGCAGCAACTAGAACATCAGCATCATTTTGTTGTAAACCCTCTAACATTTGAATAAACAGAGTTTCACGTTTGGTTTGTGTGATATCATAGTTACCACCCTCAATAAAGTGATACAATTTTCTAGACTCTGTATGTAAGTCTGTGTGTTCTGTTCCCTCTGGTGCATCGTTACGATTGAAAGGAACATCACCGTCTGGAAGAAGCCATTTTAACTCTGGATCAAATGAGGACTTAATCACCATACGCAATCCATCAGAGTCATGTTGTTTTAGCCACGCAACTTTTTCTTTTTTAGTTTTCAACTTTGAAACCTTATCTAAGATTTCACATATTAATAAATTCATCTCAAAATTCTCCTATTGATTCAGTGAGATTGTTTAGTCTCTTGTCTATAAAGTAATTTAGTAGTTTGCTACGATCACCCTCTGAAGCATCTTGATATGCTCTTAAACATGACATAAAGATTTCCTCTGGTGATTTTGACAAATCTATCAACTGTTGGTTTCTCTGAAAATTACGTTTGACCTCTTGATTTGGTAAAGCCATTTCTGTGGGTATCAGTATTTCCCCTGTCCACTCAGCAATCTTCTTTTTACCTAACGGTTTTTGTCGTAACCCATCAACAAAAGTATTGTCTGGTGATAACACATTAGGAATACCGTCACCACTATCTCCTTTTAGAATGTGTTCATCTAAGTATTGATAAGGGTCAATGTCTTTAATAAACTTCTTTGTGATAGGACTGTATTGATGCACGTTTTTAAAACGATGCAACTGAATAAAATCTTTGTCACCAGACAAAATTAAAGTCTTTCCATTATCATACTCAAGTTCAAGACATAGTGCAGCAATTATATCATCTGCCTCTGCACCATAGACCTCAAGATGTTTATAAGGGAAGTAGTCTTTGAGCTCCTGTTTGATATCGTTAAGACAACCAAAGATGGCATCCCAATCAAGATTAGAATTCTCTCGACTCTTTTTACGACCAGCCTTGTAATTTGGAAAATGGTCACGCCTCCAGTAGTGTCGAGAGTCAAAACAGAGAACTAGTTCTCCATACTCTTCCTTAAATTTCATTCGATACATTCTCAAAGAGTTAAGTATCATGTGCCTCACCATACCCTCATCAGGTTTGGTGGTCTTATTCATATTCAGATGCATCATCATACTTGCTAATGATATCTGACTCATATCAACTAAAATCATGCTGGGTCTTTCTCAGATTCTTTGTCTTTCATGGAATCTATCATTTCTTGAAGAATATGATAATCCACATAAAATTGTTTTTCGTTATTAAGTAGTACAGTTTTTTTCACTAGAATTTCAATCATATCTTGAAACGGATGATCCACTTCAACACTTTCATAAATCATTGACTTTAAGACTTCTGACAAAAACATTATATTTTGAATGTTGTCATCATCAGGGTCTTCTGGTGCCATGTCATGTTCAACTAAAATGTGCAAAACAGAAACCATACAATCACTTGCAAGTGCATCACACTCTGCAAGCATCTGTGCTTTCTTGATTTCTTTTTCACTTTGGTTGTTCTTTTTCCAAGGGCCAGTGATGATATCTGCTGTCATTTTTTGCGCTTTCTTCTTTTCTTCTTTGGTGGTTCTCGCACTATGTTATTATCATCATCATACATTTCTTGTGTGTATGTAGTTCCTAACATTGGATAGAATACACCAACCTCAAATTTTGGTTGACCTTTTTTGGGGCCATACCAATAGTACCCTTGAGCAACACACCTTCTACCAACTTTACTCTCCATGTATTCTCCATAGAATACATCAACGTAATCACCGTCACGTAAGTATTTAACAAGGTTACGAATGTACCCTTCATGGCTGCATTGTCTCGCATATGCACCTTTTATACCTTGCTTGACAGCCCTGCGTTCAGATGAGGCAAGTTCTTTCTGTGTCTTGATCCATTTCTTAACTTTCTTTGGATGAACACGATGATCCTCTGGAAGATTACGCAAACTCTCATGAATACCAGACATACCATAGTCAGGATTTTTTGCAGCACGTTTCTCTCTTGCCTTTTCAAGACGAGCTGCAGCAGCCTGTTTCTGTTCTTCTGTCATGGGTTTACGTTTCTTACGAACCTTTTTCTTCTTAGGTTCCACCCATCCACTATTGTCAGTAGACGCTGTAATCTTTTTACCTCTTGGCATTAGGTATTCCTTCTCTGTTAAAAACCAAACTCTCTTAACCGCTTCTCTTCTTCTTTCTTTGCCCTGCGAATAGCAGCTGCCTTTGCCTTTCTTCGTTTCTCTCCTTTAGTCATGTAATACTCTCGTTCACGTAGTTCGTTAAAAACTCCCTCTTGTTGCAGTTTGTTTTTAAGAACACGAATGGCTTTATCAACATTGCCGTTACGTACTTCTACTTTCATTATCTTCTCTTTCCTGTTGCTGGATCATTCTGTTCTTTCTTAGATAGAACTTGTAATCCACCTTTGTTATATGCTTGACCAACAACATATTGGCCAGATATATCTAATTTATAACTCTCATTCTTTTTAACACATGGTTCAAAAGAATGGTCGGAGTGAGAGGATTTGAACCTCTGACCCTCTGCTCCCAAAGCAGATGCGCTACCAGGCTGCGCTACACTCCGTTGATTGGCGCTCTCGACAGGACTTGAACCTGTGACCCACGGTTTAGAAGACCGTTGCTCTAATCCAACTGAGCTACGAGAGCCTACACCCATTTTCTTCAAAAACTTTTCATGTTCCTTCTCAGCAGCAAGGAGTGCTTTGGTCTTCTTTTTCTTTTTACGTTTACGTGTATTCGTTGTCGAATAGTAAACAGGAAGTAAATGCATACCAGACATTTTATTACTCTACCACACTAAAAAAGATTTGTCAAGTTTTTTTTAGTTTAATACTGGAACCACAAATTCAGTGCTTAACGCATCATAAGGTTCTAATAGAATATTAACATAATCTATTGCTTCATCTAAATCCCAAAATAAAGCACCCGACATATCCATAAGTGGATGGTCATGCACTCTTACATCATCAGATACAACCACTACTGGTTTCTGCATACTAAATCCCCATGCAATTTCAAATGTCGTACCATAAGAGTGTCTACGAGCATTGATTTCTTTAGGAAGGTATGCAAATACCAAGTCACAACTTTTTGTATCCATATAATTCTTCATAACAATACGTTTACGAGCTTCTGGATCATCAGCTTCTCGTTCTGCACGATAAGGGTTTACACCGACAATAAACTCATTAAAACCAGTATAACATTTCTGTCTCCACTGATTAATCTCATGATTACTGCAACCCTCAATCGGTCCAGCAAGATAAACAAACTTTTTCATTCGTAAATTTCCTTTAACACCCATTCATTATTTTCAAGACACGCTGTACCTCTTATACTTCTTAATTCACTGCCCATTTTAGTCACTGTAACTTTGGATACAAATTCTTTACAGTTTCCTCTAGTTGCTATTGGACCTTGTGTAACACTAAATCCTTTGTCTGGATTTGTCCATGTGGACATTTGACCATTTGGATTGTTAGTGAGAGTTTGACGTAATAACATTGTTGCGTGTATTTGATCTACCTTATCAAAATGTGCTCCAATCTCATGACCTACAACCATGCCAACAACCGCACCAGCTGCACTTGTTAGTGGATCACCCCTACCCAAATATGCTCCACCTGCTGCACCAGCAATCGCACCCATCTTTGCTTTGGTAAAACTAGATTTATTTGATGCCCAAACTCCTCGGCCGGGAATATAGTAATCTTTTGCTGTGCATCCTGTTATTGGACTACAACCAAGTGAGGGGTTGATGCCCGAAGGCATCAAACACCCACCCAGAGAGAGAACACAAACTGTACTAAGCAGAAGGTTTCGCAACGGTCTGATCCTCGTTACTCTTTTTAATGATCTTTTCAAGATTTTGTAAAGATTTAGCCTCATCTGATTTTTCAGATTTATAGACTTCTTTCTCAAGTTCTTTCCAAGCTTCATTAGAGCGTAAACGAGAATAGACCATACGATCTTTTCTCATACGATTGAACAGAACCTTTGCAGCTTCCTTATCAGAATACTCCAAAAGAACAAATGCACGATATTGTGTGCCAGATGGAAATACATCAACCTCTATAGGATTATACCCAGCAACATCAACATTTGCAATGACGTTCTTTGCAACCTTTTCAATCTCTGTCATTACAGAAGCATCAACATCAGTTTGACCCAACTTTGCCATCCAAGATTTTGTCATGGCTTTAAGTTTACCATTGATACGGTCTGCAAGAACAACCTTTGCGTTCATGGTTGCAATATCAACTGCAAACTGTAAGTCTGGTGCAACTGCTGCACCTACAGTAAAGATAGAACCTTTTTTCTCA